GGGGTCGAAGGCGGGCTGGATGATCGCCAGCTCGAACTCCTCGACGTCGCCCACGAGCGAGGCCATCTCCGGGTCCACGAGCGCGGCCGCGGCGAGGAACTTCAGCTGCGCACTGCCGGCGCCGACTTCGACGTAGCCGAACTTGTGGTCAGCGATCAGCATGCGCGTCCTGTCGCTGCTGATCGCGACGACGTCGCCGGTCCCGAAGACTTCGTTTTCGACAATGACGAGCCGCTTCTCGATGAACTGCTCGCCCTCGTAATCCTTGAGCAGCTCCTCAGCCGCCGTGAGGGCAATCGCGACGTCGGCCGCCATCTCCTCGTCGATCTCGACGCCGGCGAACACGGCGCCAACGAACTCTTCCGGGCGCTCGTCGGGTTCCAGCAGGAGATGCTCCATGAGGGCGTGCTGCGCGCTGCCTTTGGCGGCGTACTCGCTCGGGGGCTGTTCGGGGGACTTGGCGTTGAGGGCAATCGAGCCGGGGCAGTTGATGACGCGCTCGGCAGTCGACGATCCGAATGGTGCGTGTTGCATTATTCTATCTCCTGAACGTGTTGGCTACTCTCGCAAATCACGCCGCACTCGATGTCAGGCTCCGACATGTACCTGCCGAGGGTCGGATCAAGCTCGTCGAGATAGATACGCTTTGTCTGGCCCCCTCGGCGGTCCTTGAGGATGGTCGCGCCGATGTCGCGCTCCACGGCGGCCATACGCGCAAAATCGGCAGGGAAATCACGCCTGATCTTGTTCCAGTAGCCGATGCCGCCTTTGACGCACCCGATGCAGTTGTTGTTGCGATACCCCATACGGTACATCATCGGAAGCTCTATGCCCGCTTCACGCAGTCGCGTGTAGCACTCAGCTTTAGTAACGCCCGCGTCCCGCAGAATAAATTCAGCGGTCACCTCGAAGTTCTCTGCCTTGAACCGCGCGATGCGCGTCTCTTCCTCGACCGTGAACCCGAATATCTGCACGTCATCCGGCTCCTGAAATTCTTTTCGGACGTTCTTCTTCATTTCAGTAGTGCACCGCGCGCCCTTGTTCCCGACAAGCCACCGAGTGCGCTTAAACACATCCATGATGTCGGCGTACTCGGTTGAATGCAGGATAGTGATAGGCGTCCCAAGCCACCCTGAGATGTCGGAAAGGAAACGCCTGTTGTCGGGGTGCTCAAAAGCAAGGGTGTCGCAGTAGGCGATCACGCAACGGGGGCCGTATTTTTCGACGGCGAGCTTGGCCGCCACGGCGCTGGCCGCGCCGCAAGAAAACCAGACCACTACCATCGCGCTGTGTGCCGTCACTGTCCTGTCTCCTGTTTGATGGCGGGAAGCTACGCCTCGTGACACGCTGTCGTCAAGCCTGATACGTTAAAACATGGAAAAGCACATAGAAGCCAAGTGCCGAAAGATCGCCAAAGCCCGCGGCTATGTGTTCTGGAAGCTCGAAGTAGCTGGCTATCCGGGTGTCCCAGACCGTCTCATGCTGTCCCCCGGCCGCGCCACGTTCATCGAGTTCAAGGCACCCGGCAAGAAGCCGACGCCGCTGCAAGCCGCTTGGCATTCGCGGCTGCGTGCATTAGGCTTCGAGGTACACGTGATCGACAACGTATCGGATTTCGAGGCCATATGTCCGTGACACTCAGGCCTGTCCAAGAGCAGGCGATCACCCACATCTACGAACGCAACGAGAGCCTCGTCTTCGCCCGGCCGGGAGCCGGGAAGACGGTCGTGACGTTGACGGCGTTGAGCGAGATGCTCGCCGACGGCATCGTGCGTCGCGTGCTGGTGACGGCACCGCTGCGCGTCGCGGAGCTGGTCTGGCAGCAGGAGGGCGAGAAGTGGGAACACCTGCAGCACCTGCGGATCGCCATCGCGACGGGGACACCGGCCGAGCGCGACGCGGCTGTCAAGGGAGCCGACATCGTCGTCGTGAACCACGAGAACCTCGTCGACTTTCTCAAGAAGCACAGCAAGGCCTTCGACTGCTTCGTGATCGACGAGCTGTCGAAGTTCAAGGGGCCGACCTCGGCGAAGTGGCGCCCGACGCTGAAGCACACGGATCACATGAAGGTCCGCATCGGCCTCACCGGGTCGCCCGTACCCAACGGGCCCGAGGATCTGTTTGCCCAGACGCGCATCATCGACCACGGCCGCAGGCTCGGCCGCGACTGGGTCAAGTGGCGCGCGGCGAACATGTGGGAGCAGACGGAGAACGTTTGGAAGTGCCGCAAGGGGACGCTGGAGAAGACGCTCGCGGCGATCTCCGACATGACGTTCATCCTGTCGCCTGAGAACTGGGCGCCGCCTCCCGTGCGCCACGTCAAGGTTCCTGTCGTGCTGCCCGCCGACATCCGGCGCGTCTACGAGGAACTCGACAAGACCAGCGTCGCCGACATCGAGGGCGAGGTCATGATGCCCGGCGGCCGCGCGCAGGTCGTCAACAAGATGCGGCAGGTCTGCGCCGGCTTCGTCTACGACGAGACGGGCGAGGGCAAGCGCCTCGACATGTTCCGCGTCGACGCCATCTGCGATGTCGTCGACGTGCAGACGTCGCCCGTCCTGCTGGTCTACGACTATCGCGAGCAGCTCGACGAGCTGAGGCGCCGGTACCCTGATGCACCGGTGCTGGGGAGCGGCACGACGCGCAAGGTCGCGGCGAAGGCCGTCGAGGACTGGAACGCAGGACGCCTGCGCGTGCTGATCGCGCACCCGGCCGCGTTCAGCCACGGGCTGAACCTGCAGTTCGGCGGCCACATCGTGTGCTGGTGCTCGCTGCCGTGGGGGTTGGACTTTTTCGAACAGACCGTCATGCGCCTCGCGCGCGAGGGTCAGAGGGCACCGGAGACGATCAGCTACGCGACCGTCGCCGTCGACACTGTCGAAGAGGACACCGTCTACCCGCGCCTGACGCTCAAAGCCGAGGTGCAGGACGCGGTGTTCGCTACAGCTTCTTGACGTAGATGTGCTTGGGCTCGATGCGCACCCGCGTGGCTTCACCTGACGCGAGCGCCGCGCGAAGTTCGAGGTGGTACGGGAAATTGACCTGATGCACGTTGCGGTCGGGGTACTTTTTCCCCTTCCACATGATGTGCTTACGCGCGGCCGTCCGCCCCCGATACTCGAACCCGGTGGCCTTGTAGATGACGCCGGAATGCCCGTGCATAGGGTCGGCGTAGCTCAGGATCCGGGTGTACCCTTCGCGGCGCAGCGCACGGAACATGACGCCGAGGGCGCGGCTCTCGCTGTTGCGCGGGGCCCCGTCGTGCAGGACAAAGCGGCGAAGCTCCAGCAGGTTTCCACCGTCGGCATATTTTGCGGCTACGCCAACGCCCGCGGGCAGGCCGAAGATCGCGCCTCCGGATAGGCCGTCCTGATAGGTGACGCTGAAACACCGTGACGCCGTAACGCCGAAGACTGAGTGAGAGTAGTGGTGGGCCTCGATGAACGCCTTGACGTCTTCCAGTTTGCAAGGCGCTACAAAGAGATCGGTGGAGCGGAGAGATCGGGATCGAACCGTCTTCTCGCGGGTGGTCCGCGCGCGCATTACCATTATGCTATCTCCGCCTATTTCAGACCCACCCACCGTTGCCGGTTAAGTGGTTGTATCGGTCGCGCCAGTACTGGCTCTTGGCGTACAGGCGTTCCGCCTTGACGTACTGCCCGCGCTCTTCCGCTTCATTGGCGTTGCCCAGATAGCGGCCGCACATGGTGTCGGCGTGGAGAGCCGCGTCGTACAGTTTCCGGGCTCTAACGTGACTATCGAATTTACATGCCATCGACGATCTCCTATGCCCCCTTTGTAGGGCACTCGCAAGCTGGCTGTCAACCGCCTTTCGGCACCACAGGACGCGGTGTTTGATGGATCCTCGACGGCTTGACCTTCGGGCGACGGTTCCACGCAGCGACGGCGAGTGTCTTGCTCGGTTCCCAGACAATCGCCAGTGCTACGCAGTCAGCGTTTGAGCAGCCGCCTTCCCAAGCGGTCGAATGATCGCTGCTAGGAAATAAAGAGGCCGCCGATCCGCAGAACGGGCACGGCTTCAGTTCGCTCATGTCTCGATCCTTTCCTATTTCGTTTTGGCGCAACGCAGGCGGGTTCCCGACGGCTTGACCGTCGAGAGGCTCGCGAGATCCAGCTCGCAGGCCGTCTTCTCGATGTTGGCCGCGGCCGCGCGGCCCTTGGGCGTGACGGCCGGCACCCACGCCGTGCCGTCCCACTCCTGCACCTGCCAGTCGGCCTTCGCGACGCCCCAGCAGAGCAGCACGAAGCCGAAGACAATCAGGGCGAGGATGTAGCGGTTCACAACCGAAACCCGTACTCGCGCGCGGCGGCGGCGTGCAGTGCCGGGGCCATGTACTCAAGGTCCAGCGCCATGATGAAGCCGTCGAGCATCGCCGGGCGCATGGTCTTCTTGCCGGTGTAGAGGCGGCTGATGTGCTGCACCGACACGTTCAGCTCGGCGGCGATGTCCTTCGGCTTCTTGCCTTGCGCCGCCGCGAGCCTGCGCAGGCGCTCGCCCAAAGGCAGGTCAGGATCCGTGATGGGTTTCATCGAGCCCCTCCAATACATCCTTGATGTCGTTGCGGCGCTTCAGCAGCGCGACCTTGAGAGGCTCCCAGACGTAGTCGGGAACCGGCGTCGTGCCGCGGCGCCAACGGTACACGGTCTTGCGGTCCACCCCGAGCAGGCGCGCGAGGTATTCGGCGTGCTGCGCGCCGTGCAGCATGTACCCTATGCGGGCGAGCCTGCGGGGGGCGCCGGGGGCCGGGACAGTGGTCACAGGGCCTCCAGAACGATGCTGGCCTTCAGGGGCACGGCGCGGCCCCTGCGCGCGATGATGGTCGCGACGCGGGCGCGCGCGACGCGCGCCGTCAGGTCCAGCTCACCCGGCGACTGGGCGATGCGCCGGACACTGTCGGGGCTCATCTCCAGCAGGTCGAGCATGACGCCCAGCGCGACGCGCTCGGCGTGGACCGTGGCGGGGCCCCAGCCGCTCCAGCTCACCTGAAAAGTGCAGTCGTGGATGGTCAGCATGGTTCAGTCCATCCTGCTGTAAGAGGTTGCGTCGATGCCGTGCTTGCACAGCACGTCGGCCGTGGCGCGCGCGGCGGCGCTCTTGCGCTCCAAGCTCTGCCCGAAGTCGTGGATGCTGACCTCCCAGCCGCCGTTGTAGCCCTTGTGGCCCTTGTCCTGAGCCTTGAGCCAGCGCGCCAGTTTGGCATTGGCGGGGCGGATCTTGATCCAAGCGAAGCCACAGGGGCCTTCGTTGACGACGTCGATGATCGTCAACTTGTCGCCGTTGTACTGCCCGACGACCATCGGTTCGGGACGGCAGGCGAGGCCGGCCATGATGCCGGCCGTCCACGCCTCGGCCCAGATCTCTGCGTAGTCCATCACACGGTCCTTTCGCCGGGGAAGCGGGCGACTACGTCGTCGCCCGCAAACGCGCGGTAGAGCTGGGTGAACACCTTGCGGGTGTCGGCGGGGTTCTGGGCGTCAAGTCGGCGCGCGGCCGGGCAGGCGGCCAGCCACCTCAGATACTTGGCTTCGAGGTCGATGGGGTCGATCATGATCCTATTCCTCCTCTTCTTCTTCGAGGGCGGCCCACTCAGCGGCGGCCTCCTCTTCGGTCAGGGTCGTGCGGCTGCGGGCGGCCTCCTCGCGCTCCCGCTTGGCCTTCAGCGCCGCCTGATACACGGGGTCGGCGGCGTCGCGTTCGGCCTGCGCCCGGTGTTGCGCGGCGATCTCCTCGCCCATCTCGAAGATGTCCATCAGCTTTGCCATGTTCCTGTCTCCCTTACGCGGCCTTCAGCCGGCGCTCGTAGTGCATGACCCGCAGGCGCAGGGCGGCGATGCGCTTGGCCTCCACGGCGGCCAACTGCTGCTCGATCAGGAATTGCTTGCGCATCGCGGGGGCGGCGGCCACGGTGGCGAGGATGGTCTTGGTCATGCGCTGCGCCTTCGGCGGCAGCGGCAGGCGTGTCTCCAGCGCCATCAGGCGCCCGGCCTCGTACAGACGCTGCACGCCGCCGATGTCGGCGACCGTGGGCCAGACCTTGCGGGCGACGTCGTCGAGGAAGGGCTCGCCGTTGACGGCGGACTGCCATCCGTAGCGGAAGATGGGGTTGCTCATGTACCGGGCCCAAGTGCCGCCGCCGCGTTGTGATTGATTTGCCATGATGCTATCTCCTATTCGATGACGGTGGGCGCGCGGTCGACGACCTTGCTGCCCGCCTTGCGGACCATCGCCGCGACGCGGTGCTTGGTGACCTTGTAGCCCGCCTTCAGGCGGCGGACGGGGTGCCCGCACCAGACGTGCGCAAGGCCGGGGGTCGCGAAGTCGACGACGAGGAAGAGGCGGTTGTCGGACGTTTCGATGATCATCACTATCTCCTATTCGATGTCCTGAGTATGGGGCAGTTCGCTGGGGATGTCTAGAGGATATCTTCGTCGTCGCCATATTCCCAGCTGCGGGCGGTCAGGCGGCCGGGGGGCGTGTAGCCGCTGTTCTTCTGACGCGTCAGGCGCCCCTTGATCGCGGTGATCCGCCTCTCTTCCTCGCTGCGGGAGGCGTGCCAGCGGCGGAGGCCTTCCATCTGCCGCTGGCGCTGTTCGTAGGTGGGCTTCGCCATCAGAACCCCCACTTTCCGGCGCAGATCGGGCCGATGCCGCGGGCGATGCTCTCGGGGTTCGAGAGGGTCAGGCCGCAGCAGCCGCAGGGGATCGTCATCGCCGGGTCTTCCAGCAGCAGCTGGGCGCGGCGGGCGGCGTCGGCCTTCACGGCCGCTGCCGGGTCAGCCATCGCCTCGACGAGGGCCGGGAGGCGGCTCTGGTCGAAGTCGCGGCCGGGGGAGAAGGTG